AGTCTGGCGTGATAAATGGATTGTCTCTTGTTCGTGCGCGGATAAGTTTGCGATCTGTCAGTGGTTTTCCTAATGCTCTGGCCTTATCCATATCCTCTTCAAAGAATTTGTAGAGCCATTTGTATCCTTCCGGTGTTGAAGTTGTAAAACCTTGCATGTGGTTGCCATTCGTCAAACGCGACACCATCATTCGCCATGCATCCTCTGCTGTATCTTGATCTACAAGGTCAAACTCGTCAATTCCAAACCATGCCAAAGACAAACCAGCTGCACGCTGATAGTTTTCGGCTGATAGAAGCAGAATATCGCTGGGGCCGTGTGGGGTTTGGATTATGAATTTTGGATCTGACTTGACCAACCTTGTCACAATATCAGCACCGGTAGCTTCAAGCACTTCAGTCATTGTTGGAATCAACACACGGCGGACCATTGCGTTGGTTGGCATCAGTAACGCACCGTGAAATCCCGGATTCATAAAGGTCATGTAGAGGGATTTATGGCAAAGAGAAACTGTCTTTCCTGCGCGGTAACCACCTACGAGCCCCAACCACTTTGGAGTTAGTGTTGTAACAAACTCTTCTTGATGTTTGAGCAGCTTGACTACTTTCTTACCACGATTATTCGTCGGTGCTGCTGTTACCATCTTCCTCCTTCTTCAAAACAACGATGCTATATCCGGTGAAGGTTGGCGCGTCTGCTTCTTTGTTTTGATTGCTGGTCGCTGGTGCGTGTTCGGGCATTTCGCGCAGCTGGTCGTGCGCGATTTTGTATTTGAGTCCAAGTTCTGCATCTGGACTGTCCAAAATCTCTTCCGCAATACTGATTAATTTCAGTTCTTGGTGGGCGCGAGCAATGTCAAGTATTTCGCGATAGGTGAAATCCGTTTCAGGCTTTTTCAACATCATCATCTGTTCCCACTGAATTGGCGTCGCACCGCAGAGGACACGAATACTTTTTTCGCTTAGGTTTGTTTTGCCATAGAAAATAAGAATTTCGGCAAAATCATTATCAAGGGATGCCTTCCTGAATCCGGTAACGGGGTCAGCAGGCTCCAATTTTGGCTTCTTGTATTTGTAGACGACAGTTGGTTTTTGAATTTCATTGCCTTCTTCATCATATTTTTGTGGTCTTGCCATCGGTTTTTCCTTCCTTATTGATATATATCTCTATTATTTATGTCTTTCATAATTGTGGTGGTTTGATTTTTGCGATTTTTACTTTATTTGAGTATGAGAAGTGTATAAAACCGGTAAATAATATACGCATTGCTACTCAAAGGAGACCACATAATGAATGCAAACTATATACTCCATCACGGAGATAATCTCACCTATCTGAAAACAATTCCAGATAACACATACGACAGCATCGTTACTGATCCACCATACTTTATCAACTTCCTTGGTAAAGAATGGGATACGGATAAGAGTGACTTTACACCACTATTCAAAGAATGTCTGCGAGTATTGAAGCCCGGTGGATACTTGCTTGCGTTTAGTGCTGCACGAACCTATCACAAACTTGCTACTCAAGTGGAGGATGCTGGATTTGAAATACGCGATCAACTAATGTGGCTTTACTCGTCAGGCTTTCCAAAGTCACAAGACATTGGTAAGGCTATTCAGAAGCGTATTTGGGGTAAACCAGATAAGCCACGCTTTGATCCAAGCATTATGATCCATATTGACAATGATCAATGGAAGCATCCGGATACAGGTGTCATCTATCGTAAGTTACCAGACATAAATGGTGATCGTTTACTCAAGAGTATGGAAGGATATGGATGTGTATTTGAAGAAGTGGTAGCGAGAGAGACTACATCTAAAGAACTTGCACAATATGGTGGCATTAGTAATCAAAATAACAGGGAACACGGCATAGATTACACATGCGATAAAGAACGAACTGTAGTCATCACTCAGCCAGTCTGCACCTCACCACTCGCTAAAGAATGGGAAGGTTGGAAGGGTGCACTCAAACCAGCACATGAGCCAATCGTAATGGCTCGAAAGCCATTCAAAAGCAGCACGATTGATAATGTGTTGAAGAATGGTCTTGGTGCTATGAACATTGATGCTTCAAGAGTGCCTTGGGCGGATAAGAAGGATGCTGTGAACGAACAGGCATTCAAGCCAATGGAGAATTGTGTGGGTGGTGGTTTGTATGATGGTGTTATTACAGATCGCACGAAGAAAAAGAAGAGTGATAAGGAACAACGTCAAGAGCGGGATGCTCCTATCCTTATGCCGCACGATGGTGGTCGCTATCCATCAAATGTAATTGGCGAGGTGGCTGAAGGTTATCAGAAATACTTTATGTGCCCAAAGGTATCACGAAAGGAAAGACATTGTGGGTTTACAGAACTACCGCCACCGACCACTACGGGTATATTGGGTGACAACGGTGATTGGAAGAACTGCGATAGCAATACAGAAGGCGGCAAAGCCAATCGTTCGTCTATTGGAAACAACCACCCAACCGTCAAGCCTGTAGCATTGATGGACTACCTTATCAAACTGGTAACACCACCATCCACATCCACCTTACAACGCAAAGTGCTCGATCCGTTTATGGGTAGTGGATCAACCGGGATGGCGGCTACCAAACTTGGGCATCACTTTACAGGTTGTGATTTGGATGAAAAATATGTAGCAATATCCAAGACTCGCATTGATGCTTGGAACGCACCAGATCCAGACGCGGTTGAGGCTACTTTTGGAGACTTATTTGGAGGGGTGAAAAATGAATGATAACGATAAGCAGATTGAAGAGCTGGATAAGCAGATTGAGGAGTTACGTAAGCTGCGTCGCAAACTGAAGCAGCGTAGGTGGAGTCGCGATTATCAACGTAGAAAGTCCAAAACCCCGTCAAACTTGTGATTCTTTGGCAAATATGCTAAATACCTATGTAAGCAGTGATGCCGAGTAAACAACATAGGAGCAAGTATGGATATATTATGGGCAGACAAATACAGGCCAGCAACCTTGGCCGGGTACGTTTTCACAGATAAAGATCAAGAAAATGAAATCAGACATTGGATCAAAGGTGGTGTACTTCCACACATTCTTCTTTCAGGTCCTCCTGGAACGGGTAAGACAACACTACTTAGAGTGCTTCTCAGGGAACTCAAAATAGATCCTTGGGATATTACGGAAGTAAATGCATCCAAAGATAGTGGTGTTGATTTTATTAAGAGACTAATTGATGTACTGTCAGAGAGGCGAGGTAACGGCAGGTGGCACTATATATTCCTGGACGAGGCAGATGGACTTTCCGCAGCAGCACAAGGAATATTGAGAGCAGCAATAGAAAAGTGGTCAACTAGTGTTCGGTTCTTACTAACATGCAACTATCCCAATAAGATTACTCCTGCGCTTTGGTCCAGATTCAGTACTGGAAGAATGCATATTGACAAGTTGGACACGGATGAATTTTGTCTACGTCTAATTAATATTCTCGAGGCAGAAAAGATAGTAGTAGACGTTCATGCATTAGAGGAGCTTGTGCAGAAGGCTTATCCTGATTTGAGGGAAGGTATTAATACGATGCAAAGATGGTCCAGGACTGGAACATTAACTGTCCCAATCGAAACTGGATCACAGCTGTCTGATCTCCAAACTACTGTGGTGGCATTGTTTAGAGACAAGAAGTACGTAGAAGCAAGACAACTGATAGCAGCGCAAATGCCTGTAGGTGAGTACGAATCAATGTTTCGCTTTATGTATGAGAACTTGGAGTGGTGGGCGGCAGGTGATATCACCAAAGAACGCAAATGTTTGATTGTAATCGCAGAAGGAGCGCATCGGCACACCCAGGTAGCCGATGTGGAAATAAATCTTAGTGCCACTTTAGCGAGGCTTGAACAAATAGTGACCGGTGAAGATGGAAAATATTAATAAAGTGCTCAGGGCATTGGATCGCTGCGATATGAAATATTATAGCAAGATCAATGATGAGGAAAAGAAAGATATATCCCCTTGGCTTCTTGCCAGGTTGATGAGTTCGACTGATGCTTCACAGTTGATCAGGGTGAATGAGGTGTTCAACGTCCGTTCGAAGTTTATCG